CCTTAATTCTCACCAGTTTGATAAAAATGATTTGGGATGGTAATAGTTCCATTAGCATAATTGACACGAGTTTCATTCGCTGGGTTAAATCTTTTTTCAAAAATTGGTATTCCTTCATAATTTGCATCATAATCTAACCTATTAATTCTATTTGCCTGAGCTCCATTATAAAAATCCAAAACAAAAGTGTCTATCGATGGTCCCAAAACAAGAGGTTCTGGAATGTTTATGGTTTCATATAGGTTATAAAATGCTTCTGCAAAATATTTTATTTCAACATTTGCTGTTCCCAGTTGTGGATTTTTATAAAATTTAAATGTATAGTTAAAATCATCCTTTTCTATACCAAAAGTTCCAATACCAGTTGCATAATCATTGATGGATAGTAAAGGATATTGTGTAGTATATGTAGCTCCAAATCCTTCATAGACATCTAAAACTAAAAACTGATGTAACTCACTACTCGATCCTACACTAACGCATACTTTTGCTCTAAAAGATGATATTTCTTGTCTAGAATATGTGACAATACCAACAGATGAAGATGCGGAAGTTTGGGTGAATTTAGATTCATAACGAGCACTTCTTACTGAGTCAAATGGTTGTCCATTATCAACAAAGTAAAATGTACCTATTCCTAAAGATGTTGGCCCAAAAACAGTAGCTCTGGTGTTAATTCTAATTGAATTATCTGTATCATTTAAATAATTTAGACGAAGAACACCATCATCAACCGAGGGAATTAAATCTCCAAGAAATTCATTTGAGAAATTTGTTGTTCTAGAATAAGTTTCATAATCATAACGTGTAATGTAAGTGTCTGTACCATCATAAACAATATATGCTTCTGCAAAACAAATAGTATTAGTAGTTAAATCGGTTAATTGAACAGTAGCAACTATATTCCGATAATTTGCATCAAATTCAAGAATAGAAGTTGTTATTCCTGACGATACAAATTTGGAAGAGGTTTGAATATTTACAAATCCAATCGAAGTACTTCCTATACCTGTAGATGATGTATTTGGAACACTTGTTTTTATAGTTTTGATATCATAATCTTCATTGAATGGATCGATTGGATCAAATCTCACTCTAAAATTTTGAAAATCATCAATAAATCCATCAATTTCACCAATTTTTGGTACGGCATTAGTTAGACTAGCTTTTTGTAAAGTAAATACATCATTATTATTATTAACAATAATTACAACATCAGTCAGTTGAGCTACGGCTCCAACTGAGTTTGTAATTTGAATTAAATATTGCCCATAATTATCTGTTGAGTCGGTGATGAACAAATCAGCGTATCCAGGAGCTGGAGTATCATTATTTGTAAATTGTGTAGAAATATCATCTATTTGTAAAGCTCTGTTAGTAATACACTTAATGTAACTACTTAATTTTTTATTTTTTAATTTTATAAATTTAGATGCATTTAATGTAGTATTAACGCTATAATCAATTCCAAATACATAGTTGTTGATTGTATCAACTCTTTTTTCTTCTTGCAAATCATATATAAAAGTTGACTGATCAAGACCGTTAATTCTATCTCCAGATTCTGCAGACATTTCAATTTGTGTATCTGCAAAGTTTTTAAATCCTGCGGGATGTAATAAAGAATTTACCTCTGCATTTAAATTTTCATACTGCAAAGAACTTCTAATTGAATATGATAGATTTTGATAATAATCACTATCAAAAATAAATTGAACATTATCACTTAATTTTCCAATATCATCAACCCAATTATATACAATCTCAGTAGAGTAATCAGTTTCAAAAATACCATCTCTGGTAAAAATTTCACTAATAGTTGCCAGAGCTCCTGATGAAGAACCACGGACTATTGTACCTTTACGTAAATCATCATTACCTTCAATTAAAACAATTCCACTGTCAAAAGACTTTAATATTAAATCTGAATCAATAAAGTTATTATTTACTAATATTTTTAATTTCTCACCGTCTACAAATGGTGATAAATTAACTGGACTCAAGGTTATTGAAAATGTTGGATAACTTGAAGCTTTTATTATACTTGCGAAAGAATCTTGAATAAATGATATGCTTCCAGGGTCATTTGTATAGTTTGAAATATCTAATTCAACTACTGCAGGTATTGTATTTGAGTATGAAACTACTTCAAAGAAGTTAAATCCTAGTTCTACTGAATTTATTCCAGTTCCACTGTCATCATCTCTTTTAATTCCTTCAACAAATACTTTTTCCCCAACATTAAACACGTTTTGACTGAAACCCAAAACAGGAGTCGTTAACGTACATGTTACAATTCCTACTGAAGAGGCTTGTGCAGTATCTACTGATACCCCATTTGTATTATTTACTGCTGCAACAACAAAGTCTAATGGATTACTAGAAGTTCCATATGGCTTATTAATTATATTAACGTCAGTAACAGTATTTGGCTCATATTTAGCTTCCAGCAAACTTTCAGTTAATCTAATTTCACCTGTTTTATCTGCAAAAATAATATCAGGAGCTCCTAAATATCCACTTCCGCCGGATGTTACAGTGACATCTTCCAAATATTGATAATTTTTAATAGAACATTTAAATATTTTTTTTGAAAATGGTCTTAAAGTTTTATCTGAAGAATATTCATATCCTTGGTTAAATAACTTAGTTTCTACTATTTTTCCTATAGTAGAAGTTGTTGGGGAAATAAAAGCCCCCACTCCAGTTTGAGAATCTACTGTTTCAAATGATGGAAGATTGGTATAATTTGAACCAGTTGATAAAACTTTAACATTGTTTATTGGACCAAGAGCAGTTTTTGATGATGTTGAATATTTTATCGTTGAACAATCCTCATTATCATATGATAAGGATTCCGGAGTTTCTAAAAGATTAACTGTAAATGTGGTGCTAGATGAAGATACCGTGTTTATTCCAATTTCAGAAACTTTATATTCACCACTGTAAGAGCTCTTAATATAATTAATTTGGGAGGCATTTTTAACGCTGTTATCTGGAGATATCACTTCTCCAGACTTTTCTAAACTGTAAAATAAAGTTTTAGGTAAATCATTACTATATTTTAAAGTTAATTGTGAACCAGAATATCCTACACTACCAACACCAGATACGCTAAAACTATTTGTATTTGCTATCGAAATAAATTCTCTTTGAAATTCTTTATCTGAGAATAATTTGAAATTATATCCTCTCAAAGAATCATCAGACAAATCTATGCTTAAATTATTACCAATGATTGGATTTAGTTCTGGATTAATTTTTGAAATTGTTTGACCACTTCCACCAATAGTCCCCCCAAAACTCACGACTTTGGGTGGATTAATTTCTAAAGATTTATATGTTTCTGATAATTGAATGTTGTCTTTATCTACTACCAAAACAAAATATGTTCCGGTACTTAAACCTGATGCTACGGTTGTTGTACTATTATATAAAACTTTATCGCCAGTTTTGAATATATGATTTGGAACTTGAATAATATTATTGTTTGTGTTTATTCCAGATGGTTCAATATTTGTAGTTTGATTAATAATTTTGTTAGTAAATGAATCAAGTTTTATAGCAAGAGGACTTGTAGTTCCTATTCCTATAGATTTATTTGGTTCAACAGTCAGTGTTACTGTGTCTCCAATTTTCAATCCATGATCGGTAGAAACTGATACTTTTGCTTCTATTCTATTAACTTTTCCTAATACTTGATTATCTACTGTTTGAATTTGATAGTCAAAAACGTTTGAACTTCCTCTATTTAAAAATACTAGTGGTTTTGGTTCTGTAGATAATGTTAGTACCTCTTGAGTATTATAGAAAATGAAAGAAGTTGTACTTCCAATTCCAACAGATTCTGCTTTGACTGTTAAAGTTCCTGCAGCATTTCTTCCTGATACTATTCTGATTGGGTAATACTTATCTTTTATGAGAGATGTGGATCCAACTGCTGTCTTTGTTCCAGTTCCAGGTGCTGATACTAAAGCATTGTTTGTGGTGAATCCTGATATTGCGGAACTACCTAACCACAAGTATGCAGATCCAGTCGAAGTAACTGTAATTGTATTAATGCCAGTATTTGTAGATTTATAATATCCAAAGAATTGCCAACTAAAGTTAGTATCGGATAATCCATAACTATCTAACTGGTGAATATTTGTCGTTATACCAGTATCGTTGGATGAGTTGAAAAATGTTAGTGAATCTGCAAAATATCCTGTATATTTTTTACCATAGAGTCCTAATAATAAATTTTGTCCAACAGGACCATATTCTGTAGATAATCCAATAAAATCTCCACCATTATTAATTGCATAGAAAGTTTGAGAATTTATATCAGATTCAGATAACGGTATTCTAAATGTAGAAATACCAGTAGTAACTATCCCACTTTCAACAGAAAAATAATCTGCATTAATTGGTTTTGAAAATCTTATTAAATCTCCTGTCTTTATCTTATGATTTTGTAAATATATGCTAGATCCGACAAGATTTCTAATTAATGGAGTAGAACTAGTTGTTCCAATTCCAACAGAAGTTTTTCCAGATATAGAATACAATGAAGTTACAGCAGCACCTACAATTGTACTTACACCAACAGATTCCTGTGGATTGAAGAAGAATTGTTTAGTAAATGATGAATCAAAATCATCTACTGTTTCTTTAATTGTAAATGTATCTGGAAGATAATCAACTACAACCGTATTGACTCCAACATAAGAATTATCAGATTGAGATCTTCTTACTCTGAGTATATTTTGATTTTTTATGATATCAATTATTCCAAATATTTCAGAATTAATTTTAATACTACTTCCTATAGAGACAGTTTCTGGGATATTTGATACATATATATCGGTAATAATTCCTGGTTGAGAATTAGATAAGATATCTTTAGATATAACAGTTCTAAAAGATGTGACTCCTATTTGATAAGTTTTATTTAAAATATTAAGTCCACTAGTTAAACCAGAGATATTAACATAATCAGCATTATCAAAATTATGATAAGGTGAAACTTTAATTTGAATTTCATCCTTATTAGTTTTCTTTAATACAACGTTGTCATATGAATTTAATGTTGTTTTAATATCTAAAATTTCCTTTCCATCTACAGTATTTACTTTTACATCTAGACCAGAACCGGTTACATCTTCTTTAAACACTACAGAATCACCAACTCTATAATCTGTACCTGCATTTAGGATTTCAAATCCATCAATCACACCTTTAAGTGTTGATTCAATTATGGACGATTGATTTGTATTTTCAAAAGATTCTATAAATCCATCATTGGATGCATATAAATCATTTGCTTTATATGGAAAAGTGTTCCTCAAAAGTGATGAATTATTAAAATCAAATGATTGATTTAATGTTTTATTTTCTTCAACATATTCGTTTCTATATCTATTTCCTATAAAATATGGGAAAGATGGTATAATTTGTGATCCAGCACTTTTTGTGGTTGTAAAGTATGCATATATGCCATCAGGAAATTCTGGAGTTTTGGTATATCTACCATTGCATTCATCTAAATCACCGGAATTAGTGTAGACATAATCTTCAACAAAAAATCCTTCCGGAAATATAGATGGTCTGTTAGTAACTGAACTAGCATCTAACTGATAACTAGAAACTAATCTTTTTGGTGAAGATGCAGAATCATTGGGATCTGAAAGTCCAAAAGATCCATATATTGGATTTCCATCATAAGCCCATCCAATTATTGGAGAATGAGCTAAAGTAGTCTCAGAATCATCACCTAAAGAAGATCTAACTTGAGAATTGTATCCTAGTGTAAAATATTGTAAACTATTGTCTCCATATATTAAATCATTACCAAATCTACTCGTTAGATTTACAGTCAAATCTCTCAGAAAAACATCGATAATAGCATTTTTTCCTGGAGAAACTATTTTTATTTTTGCATAAGAGTATCCAATTCCAGGATTTAAAATTCTCACTTCAACTATTCTTTTATTTTTAACAACTGCTCTTAGTGAAGCACCCGATCCATCACCCTCAACAACTAAATCTGGAACGGAACTATAATTAATACCTCCAAAATTAATTTGTGTGTTTATGATAGATCCAAGAGATAAAACTGGTACAATCTCTGCACCATTTCCTGGTATTACTTTAATTATTGGTTTTTTGTTTAAATTGATAACATCTGAACCATAATTTTGTCCTTCTTCATAAACATAAGCATCTATTATTTCACCTCTAACCACTGGAGTAGCAGTTATAACACCAACAACTTCTCTAAAAGTTACTATTCCACTGTTAATTGAAATGTTTACTTTTATTTCGGGGTAACTAAAATACTGATACCCAGTTCCTTTTGAATAAATTTTAGAATACTTTTCTAAATTAAAATTTTCTAAATTTGTGCATCCTATCCCACAATCAGATAATCTAAAAGAATCGTTATCTAAAACCAAAACTTTATATTCAGTATTTGATGATAATCCTACAATTGGAGTGGATTGATAATTATAAATTACAGTTTCTCCAGTTTTAAATCCATGATTTTTAAAACTGATGGTGTGATTTTCCGTAGATATTCCTGCAGGTTTAACAATCAGTTTTCTATTAGTGTATCCAGAACCACTATCAACTACTTTAATTTTTGTTAGATATTTTTTATTGTTTAATGTTTGGAATAAATGAGTTCCAAATGCATTGATTGTTGTAAATCCTACAGTATTAATTCCAGAATTATAATCTAGTAATGAAGGATATAATATAATTGATTTTGAATTAATTACTTTTGGATAATATATGTTTGAATTTTTTAAAAATTTACCACTTGAAGCATTACTTCCCTTAAAATTACCAATTCCTAGAGGTGAATTTGAATTTGACGAATATACGATAGGTTCGCCATCAAAAAAGTAGTGAGGACTATCAAAAAGAACTACTTCATTTATTAAATCTATATTATTACCTTTAAAATAAACTTTTCTACTTCTTGCCTCAATTATAGGTTCAAAAACAGCACCAGAACCATTTCCACCACTTACACCTATAGAAACTATTTTATCTAAATCAAACTCTTGTAAATCAATTAAAACATCTTTAAATGAACCAGAAACTACTGGTTGAATCTTGGCTCCGTTTCCAACTTCATTTGATATATTAATTTCTGGAGGATTTATTACATCATATCCTTCACCTCCACTAACTATTTTTGCAGACTTGATAGGTCCATAATAAACTTTATCTACAAATTTATAATTTAAAATTTCAACACCGTTTATTAAAATTCCAGTTGCACCCGAAACTGTTTCTTTACCTGGATTTAATCTAGATGTTTGATTATTGGGAAATTTTTTAAGTATTTTTTGTGGGAATATTTTTTTACCTTTTTGAATAGAAAGGGAAAATGTGTGAGCACCAAGGCAATCTTGAGGATTTATTGGAATGTCAATCTCAATATAATCATCAATATCAACAAAAGAAAGTGAATCGTAGAGTCTAATAGTACTACTATCGAGAACTTTTATGTAATACTCACCCTCCTTCAATCCAACTATTGGTGAATTTCCTGGAGTATAATAAATTTTATCACCAGTTAAAAATGGAACTGATGAAAATCCTTTTGAAAAATTTTCAGAACCAGGAGAAAAATCAAAAGTAATTGAAGTATATTGCTCCTTTACTGTGTCCCTATTTGTAATATATTGACTACTAATTTCAGGAATGGTTAATTCAAATATACTATTTGTTATGGGATATTCTGGAAGAGAGTTCGATGCAATATACAAATCATTATTATCATCAGTATAGACATTTTGTATATTACATAAAACATTATTGCCAAATTCAATATTTGTTCCCGAACTAGAAGCTTTTTTTAATTTTCTTCTAATATCTAAATCTAAATTGAAATAAGATTTTGATGGGTCTCCGGGGTTAAATGCTAAACCATCTTTATCTAATAAATTTGTTAAAATTATTCTATTTAATGTTGGAATGCTACTTACAGTACACCCTTCGGAAGAAACAATATTTTGAGTTCCTCTGATTAGAATTTCTACTTCATCTCCAACTTTCAAACTAGACTTATCAACAATAGTTTGAGTATCAAATGTATTTGATCCTACATACTTAACAAAATATCTGGATGTTGTATTATAGATTAATGAATTAGAAAAAATTTCACTATATTTTTTGTTTACTGGAGGATTTTTGATTTCTTTACCAACTCCACCAACAGAAATAAGTTCTCCAACGTTTGCAAGAATAAAAGTATTTTTAGGTACAAACTTTGAAATAATGCTAGTTAATCTAAATCTAACTTCTTTATTTTTATCACCGTTTTCATATCCATAATAGTATTCATCACTGGTGATATTACTACCAATTTCTATCTCAGGGTCTACACCTACACAACCTAAAAATTGATTAATAGTTTTATACTCATATGTAATAGTATTATCATCAACTACTAATTTTCCAGTTTCTCCAAAAGAAATAGTGGAATCTACAGTAATAACTGAAGAACCTATAGAAACTTTTTCAATCGTTCTTGTTTGAGGTGTAACTGAAAATACACCGTCAACACCACTATCACCCTCATTATCAATATATAAATCTAATTTGTAATATAACTGTCCATTTCTAGATATTGCTTCTACATTTGAAACTGATCCTGTTGCTTGATCATTAGTAGACTTTTTAATACCTTGACCAATTAAGTTTACTGGATTTCCAGATATGGGACTTATTACAACAATTTTTCTTTTTATATAATTTGCAGAAGAAGGTTTGATTACATATTGCTCTAAGTTAACAATTTTAGGTTTTTCATTATATAAGATTTTAAATAAAATATCAAATGATGCTTCAGTTCCTTTTGACTTATAAAAGTCCTTTGCTCTACTTATAAAAGTTCCTGAATTTAACTCAGGGACAAAATTATAATTTTCTAATCCGGGTGTAAAAGTATATCTTAATTTGTTATAAAATTCTGTTAAAAATAGTTTACTAAGATTGACAACCGTAGAATTTTGAACATGAGAATCTGAGGAGGTTGTTTCAAAAACTAATTCACCTTGGTCTAATGAATCATGATAACTAGATATTCCACTAAATCCTCTAACACAACCTGTGAAGGAATTTGTAGTAATACCTGTATATGTAATAATTTCATTATCTATCTTAAAAAGTCCATAAGTATTTGGATATCCTTTGGTACTTTCAACAGATATTACATCACTTTCGGAAGTAATATCGGCAGTTAATTTAGTATTTGTTCCAATTATTTCTGGGTCTAAGAGTTCAACTTTTATATACTTATCTAAATTCTCACCAATATCTACTGGACCGGATTGATATTCCTGAGAAATATAGTATTGTTTTAGAAAATCTACTGTTTTAGGACTTTCATCTAAAATAAATTCAGGTAACTGATTTTCAACTATTTGTTGAATTTTAATCCTAGTATCAAAACCAGTCTGTATCATATCATGACCTCGTTAAATTCCCGTTTGAATAACTTGAAGTGTAAAAATCTTTTACAAATGTAACACCAGATATATTATCTCCGGATGCAATTACATCTCTAACCATATTTATTTCACTTGCAGAAATGTCAAAATAAATATACAAGTCTTTTAATCCAACTATATCATTTGAATCTGGAAAAGCTTGAATCTCAATCACATTCGATGGTTTTACTGTAGATTCTATAATTATAGGTTCTGGTGCTCCTAAAAATATTTCACCTTTTTCATAATCCACATAACCAATTGAATTGGAAACTTTTACTGGTTGATTATCGACATTAAATCTAAACAAAAAGATATTTCCCCTTTTACTACCATCTAGAGTACCGTCTGCTTTTTTATATGGCTCGTCAGTTAAGTAAACTGTATCTTTCTGCCCAAATACTTTAAACCCTGTACTTTTTATATTGTACCCACCAACATTGACTATATGAAATCTGTTTCCGAAGCACAATTCATATGTAACTGGTGAACTTGGGATTACTTTTAAATCTCTTCTAATTCTTACCTTTGTAATATTAGATGTAATTGAATTATCTGAGTTATCAATAATTTGTTGAACTTTACTATACTTGAATCTTCCACCAAATTTGTTAAGATCTATAGAATTGGAATAATCAGTTAGAGTTTTTAAAATTTTTGATTTAAGACTGTCTACTGAAGAAACCAATGAATAGTTATAGTAAACAGATGAATCAATTTCGACATATAGTACTTTTAAATCTATAATTTTCTGATTAACTCCAGATATTGAATATTGCTTTAATTTTGTTAAAATTTGTTCCTTATTAAAGTCGGAAACAAAAGTTCCATTTTTTGGTTTTATACTTATAGAAACTGATCCATATTCAGGAGGATCTAATTCTTCTCCACCCACAACAGAAACAGATTCTGTATCTGGATATATGTTTTTTATGATAGCCTCATAATCTCTACTTGTAACTGCTCTGTATTGTGACGAGTACAATCTAGGAGCAAAATATTTTATTGAGTTTATAGATTCGATTTCAGATCCATTTTGAGAAGATTGGACTGTGCTTATTGAAATTGCATCACTTATAAGTGGTGCATTTTTAGAGTCTCTGAAATTGCCCGCAAAAGAAAATTCACTTGCACCATTACCCTCTTCACCATCGGTAATAATATAAGTTACTGTAATTACTGAACTGTTATCTAACTTTTTACCAAGTATTCCATCACCGAATACAATTTCATATTTTTCATCTTGAACTTCTTGTATGAGATAAATTTTTGATTCATCTCCTATGTTTAAGATATTATCAATCTGTTGATATTGTATCCCCAATCCATCATCACTAGGTCCTTTTACATAAACTCTAATTGTAGAACTATCAATAAATGAGTTTTCTATAATGAATCTCTGATTTATAGATCCGTCAACAGTGAACTCTTTTCTTAAAAATGTTCCTTGATATATTGTTGTATCGGTAAACTGTGCCTGATTATTTTTAATTGGTACAGTTATATCATCTGGAACTGAAAAAACATATGAAGAGTTTGATGCTTTACCAACACAAACTAAACCAGATTTTAAAGTAATTGTCGGGCTTGTAGTTCCCTCTGGAATCGTAACGTCAAAAGAAACTACTGCCTCTGAAGATTTTCTAGATCTTGGGACATATCCAATATTTCTTGCAAGAGAAACAACATTTTCTCTAAGAGTTGCTGAATCCAAGAAGGATTCATTTACAATCATATTAGAGTTAAATGCTGTAATATAAGTATTGTAGGCAAGGGTATCGATTAAGACAGAAAAATTAGACCCATCAAAATCAAAATCCGTGAAATTGCTATTTGCACGGAGATAGTCTTTGATTGAAGTCTTAATCTGGTCGAAGTCTAAATTGGTAAATTTTGTAAAAGGCATTTTATCTGGTTGCCTCTAGAAGGAATGAAAATTCTTGTCTGGGAATTTCTTGTCCAATAATATCAAAAATAAGGGTAATCAAAAATGCATTTTCATCTGGTCTAGGATCTACCAACACCTGAATGTTTTCAATTCTTGGTTCAAAATTGGTAAGAGTTGTTTCAATTTGCAACTGAATCGTAGACGCAGTTGCATAATCACAGAATTCAAACAATGTGGAACGTATTTGAGTTCCCAGAAGAGAGTTAAAAAACTTTTCTGTTACAACTGTTTGAATTAGATTTCTTACCGATCTTATTATCGCTGTTTCATTTTTAATGATTGGTAGATCCTTAGTCACCGGATGGGGCTCAAAGGATAAACTAATATCTTTAAACGATCTAGATATCCTTGTTACTGCCATCGAACAAAAAACTTCTTGATGTTATTTATAGTTATTTTTTCCAGAATGGACCGTATGTTGGCTCAGTTCCATACTCCCAATCATCATAATCTTCATCATTTCTGATTTTCTGATGAATCTCTTCTTGCTTTGAAAAGTCATGAACTGGTGATTTGTCATGAACTACTTCTTGAAGGACTCTTTTTTTAGATTGCTCCTCAAAACTTTGATAATCTGTGGTAAGTTTTGTGGTTCCCCACATTTCTCTCATGTAGTTTGAATCTCTATCGACTGGTAAATTAGACATTTTAGCTCCTGTTTTAATAAAATAAAACAGAACTTTTATAAAGGAGGTTGCTATCTCCTTACTTCTATTTAACGATCTAGTTCTCGTAGAGAATATGAGTAAGAATTAAGGTACTTGAGTATCTCAAGAGCAATTAATTTAGGATTTCCTTCACCACATGTATAAACATCTACTGCCAAACATCCATTTTCTGGCCAAGTGTGGCATGAAACATGACTTTCTGCGAGTGCGATGACGACTGTACAACCTTGTGGTAAGAAACAATGTGAAAATGTATTCAAAATCGTCATTTTTGCACGTTCAATACCCTTTATCATGACGTTCTGAAGAGAATTTACGTCATTAATAAGGTTAAAGTCAACATCATACACCTCCAATAGTAGGTGTTTACCCATCGAAAACTGTTCCAATATCTAAAAATTGTAAAAATTTATTTATTCATTAAAAGTTGTAATATTTTTACGAGAAAACGTGCTATTTTTCTGAATTCTTATGTCTTTATTGCGAAAAGTCCAACAAATACCACCATCATCAAGAAAAACAACCCATTCCAAGTCATGTTCTTGAGATCGATCAATTAAAAAAAATGCCCAGCCGGTTCCTTTTGGGGTCACTACTGGGATATTTGGGTTTAGCTGTAACATTTTACCTATATTTCATAGAAAGAGCATCTTCTTCAAAGGGAAAAGTTAGTTCTTCATCTTTTTGAATATCTACTATTGCAAAGATTTCATCACTTGTCCCAGAGACATTTGGATTTTTACTCCAATTAATAAAACGATCATGGTCGAATGGAAATCTATACTTATTAAGTATAGGATCTAACCATCCATAGTGAAGTATATAATTTTTAGCCTTTTCTGGTAGTAAATTAAATTCTTCAATACTCCATTCTCTATCTAATCCTGGAGTAAATTCCCAAACCTTTGTTCCTTTAGGAATGGATTTGGATGCAAATAATCCAAATCCATGTATTGAACTTTTTTCTAAGTATGTTTCAACCAGAAGCATTACTTACCTTGTCCTCTGTACTTTTTACGAGCTTTATTACGAGAAGTAGCGGCATATTTAGTTCCACCACCATCACCTTGAAGAGTTCTCTTAGGAGGTCCGGGAATATAAGAGCTCTTGTTCAGACCAACTTTTGCTTTCACTGCCATGTTCTTTAATCTCCTTCAATAATTTCAGTTTCTAGTTCTTCAGGATTTGGATCACCACTGTCATAAAACTTAAATGCCAAATCCTCCATTGTGTCGAAATATTCTTCCTCTGTAAGATTTGAATAAATCTTTCTTCCCTTACAGAGGATATTATAACGCTCGTTAGCCATTCTATCAGATAATTCTTGTCTTTTCGTGACCGACTCGTACCCGTGGATCACACCAGATTTCAAATCCTGCTTCCTTAGCATCCAAACAGAATGATACGTCTTCTCCACACATGTCCTGAACCTCTCCAGATTCAAAGACCTGCATCTTAGGAGCAAACCATGGATACTTCATTTCCGAATGTTCAAAGACACCGTTCTTAATCAGAAGCCATCCAAATCCAGTGTAGTCTACAGTAAATGGTTTTTTACGCCTGCTCATAGTCTCAAGCGTTTCATGATTCATAACTCCACCATTGTTTCTGAAATCATCTTCTTCTAACCAGTGAGCAACCGATGTTGTCATACCATCTTCGGTACAATACCATCCTGCAGCAATGTCCTTTTCCATCAGAACTAGTTGCAGAAGTTGCTGTGTGCTGAATACGATGTCAGAGTCAATCCAAAGTTGCCAATCATACTTTAGTTTTCCATCCCAAGGAATCTGGTCCGGACCTCTTAGAACATTTGCACCAAGACACTTACATCTGGCAAAGTTCACCATTGAAGAGTAGTCTTGAGAGATTTGAATGCTTGCTCCGGTCTGAACCAGATCAAAGCACATCTGAACAAAGTTCTTTAAAAATGTATATGAAACGTTTCTACCAGGTAAACAGAAGACGATTGATTTTCCTCTAATCATCTCCTTCGCCTTTTCATAATCCCATTCTTCATTCTGGGGTTTGGCAACTGGCGCTTTTGCTTTAACAGTAAATCCTTTAGCCATAATTGATTGTAATTACTTCAATATCATAACGTATTATATAGAGGTTGTCAATCCTCCTTGTGTTCAGAAAGAATGATTTCTTTCCCATCTAAATTAAATTCAATCTCAGTATCTTCATACCAATACAATTCATTTACCATGCTCTCTGGCAAAGTGATATAATACTCTCCTGTGATATGATCGACCTGTATTGAACGAACATCGTGGTCAAAATTTTTTCTCATCGGCAAAAATACAAAACTTTTTAAACTTATATAGTAAAAAAGGTTTTTTGATATTTTTTTACTGGCGGAATTTTTTTATTTTTGAGTGTTATATTTTATTCGCTTGGGTAACACTTTGTAGGTTAGGGTAGTGTTGCGTTTTTAAACCACGCCCCCGCAGGGGGGCGGGGCGGGACGCCCCCTTAACTGCAATCACGAACGAAGGGCAGGGACTGCCATCACGAACGCCCCAGAGGGCGGGGGACTCACCCCTGCAGACTGACCCACCCACTCACGGGGCAGCGGTGATTGGTAGCGTGGGTCTCAGAGTACTGTGCCGCCAGCACGGTGGCAGGCAGTCCCCAGTGAATGTAGGCGGAGGGGCGGGACCCGTTCTTCAACTGGTCAGCACGGGAGATCCACTTGATTTGGCGGGTCTGCAGGTCAGAGCAGGGGGAGAGGGGGAAGCGCATGAGAGGGGAGAGGTGTGAACTGAGAGAATTGTAGCACGAACGGGGGGAGGGGGTCAGTCCATCCCCAGTGCCTCCTTCAGGTCGTTGTATGCTGCCATCCAGTACGCCGAGTCGGCACGGTTGCCCCGTGTGCTCTCATCACAGGCAAAGCAGAGCACGGCAGTCCGGATGGTGTGCCACTTACCTTCGGGCAGGGTCACGGTGGTGAGGGTCTCAGGGTTGTAGGTCATCGGTTCCGGTGTCGTTTGGTATGGGATAATTCTACAGGGTCAGCGGTGCCGCTCCCTCCGGGAGTGTGCCAGTGCCCCGACCGTCACAGGACTTCCTTACCGAATTTGCCGCACAGATAGAACGCCATTCCCTTATCCTTCAGAGTGCAACCTGCAAAGGTCAGAGGAACATAAGCGCCGTTAGTTTTAGATGCTTTGGTCCGAATCTGCAGGAGTTTGTTAGGACCGGTGATGGTTTTGAGTTGTTCACCAGCAGCAAATGCATGGCGGATGGCATCACAAATGAAGTTGTAATCCTGCTCCAGTTGCTGATAGTGAACAGGATCAGATTTGGCATTCAGTACAACCGAACCCAGGTATTGATTGGTGCGGGTGAAACCAACGTAGATGGTTTGATTGAGTTTTTCTCCGACCTTACTATCAGCGAAGTTAACACCGTCTTCGATGATTTCAGAGAGGCAATGCTTCAACTGGGTTACAGCGATTGATTCACCCTGAGTGAAAGTTTTCAGTTCGCCGTCTACCAGGTCGGTAAGGTTGGAGGTGTTAGGAATGCCCAGGGCGACTTCAATCAGTTGCCCACGCTCACCCTTATTGCGACCGGGTTTGGCAACGTTAGTGAAGTTGAAGGTGGTGAGTTTGCCGTGAACTTCGGAGACGGAGAGTTTGGCGGGCATTGGGTGGGTTGCTGATGAATCAATTATAAGGGGCAAAGGGGAGGGGGGAACCCTCCGCTGTGCCACCTATTCAACTGTCACACTATAATCAGAATTCGATTGGATTGATGGTAGGTTCGCCAGCATTGGCGCTGCTTGAATTATCACCCACGCCAGAAGAAATACTCTCAAGAATTTGGAGAATTTGTTCACCATTAGAACCTTGGCGCAGAAGTGAAACAAGAACGTTACGGGTCATGATTGTATTAGTAAAGTGTGAATCAGGCAGCGACAGGTTCGGGAATCAGGCGCAGGATGTCATCCTCCCAACGGTAGAAGGTGAGAATCTCATCGTACAGATTGTCATCAACTTTAGGTTGCTCTGCCTTCATGATTGCATTCCGGCACTGTTCAGCAATTTCTTCCAGAGTGTAGAGTGCTTTGCAGTTGTAGCGCATTTGTTTGGTTTGTTTGGTATGAGTGAATTATAGGGCAGTTTAGGGACGTGCCCAGGTCCTTTGTGCCAGTTTAGAAATCGGCCAGCATTTCGTTCATCTCATCGGCATCGATTGCTACGCTGTCCCATGCAACACCGTCACCAGTTTTGCCAAGCATACGCCCAATCTGACCCTCCATCATGCAGCGCACAAACTTGTCCCAAGGGGTCTCATTCTCTCCACAAAACTCTACACATGCCTTAGCAGTATTGTAGAGGAAATCATCATTCTGAATCCACAGGGCAGCATTCCAGGTTTCGTAAGTTGCCCAACCGTTGTAGGTGCTGAGGGTGAGGTCTTTCATTTGGTTTGTTTGGTATGAATCAATTATAAGGGGTGGAAGGGCACCAGCGGGGGTGCCGTGTGCCACCTTGCCGATTGGTCAGGGCAGCACCGCCAGACGCTCAGCACGGCGGGCTTTCTCTTGAATCTCAGAAAGTGCGGGGATTTGTTCAATCAAACGAAACTCACACTTAGAGTAATCGTAACCCTGTTCTTCGGTCAGGTCCTTAGCGTATGCCACGGCAGCGGAGTGATAATCGAACAGGCGCAGAGAGTTGAAATCTTCGCCTTCATAATCCCATCCGCCGATGACAGCGTAGGCACGGGGCGTGTCGGTCATTTGATTTCCGTTTCGTTTGGTATGCCTTAGTATTGCAGCAAATGGGGGGAACCGCAAGCGGGGTTGTGCCACCTATTCAACTGTCACACGCCCTCCAGCAGTTCGGGATTGTATTCGGTAATCTCTGCAATCAGTTCCTCTTCAGTATAGCTATTGAGATTATCTACCAATGTATCAAATACAAACTGCTCCATCGTTTTCATGTCCATTCCATCCATAATCTGTTCGGCGTAACTCTCAATCAGAGTGCTACGATTGTCAGTCCAGGATTTAATGTTGTTAGTCATTTTCAGTTAGCGTAGAGGGGCAGTTTCTTACGGTCACGAATTGAATCATCAATCATTTGACCAACTTCTTCGTAAATGTAGGAAGAACCGCCTACATCAGCGAGCACATCTTGAGTGAAAAGAGTGGGAAAATAATCATCCTGATTCGTTTCCTCATTAAACTCAACAACATCGTGTTGAGTGAATACAAACGCAGCACAGGGAGCGTTCTCACCTTGACTCTCAATCATTGAATTGATAGAGTCACGAAGTTCAGAAAGTGTGCGGTACATAATCAGTGGTGAAGAGTGATAAGGGCAGCGGCAAACTTGTCTTCGTCCAGTGTCTCCAACTCATCTTCGGAGAGTGACACTAACAGGGCAACGATTTCAGCGAATGACATAGTGGGTTCTTTGAGTTCAGGGTAGAGAGTTTCAGTAATCATAATCACCTTTCAGGTATTCATCAAGGTTGAAGTCTTTGCTGTCCTGCATCTCCGGAATGTCGAAAATCTCACCGGGAGCATCTTGAATCTCAGACCAGAGTTCGTCAAACATTGTGGGATTTCCTCTCAACAGATGTAGTATGGCACGGGATGGGGGGCATCTCAACCCCCCGTGTGACAGTTCAGTGACCGTCCTGGTAGGAACCCAGGATCATGCCATCCCGGCGGACCTCAGCGTATCCAAACTCCTCAGAGAGATCCAGGCAGAGATCCCACGCCCGGCCCTCATCAGAGGTGCTCTCAGACTCGTAAGGGGCGGAAGGAACGTAGACTTGGAAACGCATTTGTTTGGTTTGTTTGGTATGAATCAATTATAGGGGGTCAGCGGGCACCCCGGCGGGCACCGTGTGCCACTCCCTCAGCTGGCACACTGAAAGCGTCCGCTGTTGAAGTTTGCATAAGAGAATACCTCACGATTCACCAGTTTGAACATACCAAACCGATTGGAGAGCACGTAACCCTCAGCATCAATACGGTTGCCGTTGATGTATGCTGCAGGACCATCATTGCGGCACAGATGCAGGCAATCATCCTTAATAGATTTCACCAGTGCCCACAAACGAATCAGGTTAGGATCACACTCAAAATCATCCTCATGCACACGGTAATTCTCACGAATGCGAGCATTGATTTGTCGCTTAATCTCTTCTGCTTTCTTTGCAGTCACAAACTGTACAGCAGTTGCCATTTGGCGGGCAAACTTTACCACGTCCTCTACATCATCAAAGCACACGGTTCCGTTGCTGGTAGTCCAAGGATCGTGCAGAATGTATCCTTCGGGTTTGACAAACTTGACCGTTTCAGTATCAGTCCAGATGCTACGGTCAGGGAATGCCTCAGCATCACGAAGATCGCTCTCAGCATAATAGCAAGTGTGAGGAGCGATGATAATGTTCTGAGTTACGATGTCACCGAACTGATACGTAATCAGGTTGGATTGGTACTCATTCAATCCACCGAAACCGATGAAGTCTGCCTGATAGATTGTCTCCAAACGGGGCAGATGATCAAAGCAGCAGTGCAGAATCTGTGCAACTTCGCCCTGATAGAAGAGATCAATCTCCTCATGATTGTGAGCGATACGAATCTTTTTCTTGTTGAATACTGCCTTGGTTCCTACAAAGAACTCACCATTAGCAGGATCAATTCCCCATACGATTGCAGGAGCACCATCAATCTTGACACTCAAAGTGCCAGGTTCAATGAACCAATCCAGAACGGAAAGATCACCGGTCAGGATGGTATCTTCGGGGTGGTCGAGGTGAATGTTTTTCATACTGTTAGTATTGCATGGATTCCGGCGAACCGCAAGCGGGTGGGTGCCAGTTCACGAAGTGGCACAGGACCCCTTCCGGTGCCTCTCTGCGGCTTTATAATACGGGGACAAGGGAGAGAGGGGCGGGGTAGCCCTGATGACGCCAACCATCGCCACCGGGGCAGCTTTGAAATAGTTATAAAATATAAGAAAAAAGGAAAGGGCACCACCCCTTTCCTTATAACCTCACTACCCACTTTATCTGTTATGATATCACCACAGGAGTAACTTTTGACGTTGAGAGAGGCAAACTCATTCCTCTCTGTATTATATCATACTTCAGAAGTTGCTGTCAAAGATGTAACCATCCACGAAATCGAAATCATACTTCATACTTTGCTCCCAAGTTGCTTCCCAATCAACGACAAGAAAGGAAGGAACATCGCCGTAGACATCATTATAGAATTCTTCGGCAAAGTCAGCACCAGAATCATAAGCACCACGGTAGGCATCACGAACGTGCTCAACATAGGAGATGCCGTGATAACCTACAAATGCATCCACAACATCATAACCAAGGTCCTCACCGTGAGTCACGTACTCTTCATAGAATGCAACGAAATCATCTTCATTGTTGTTGTCGATGAACTCCAGGATATCATCAATGAAATAGTTGTCTTCCAGCAATTGATCGATCTTCTCTACAGTTTCAGCAGCGAAGATTTCTTTGTAGTTCACGGTCAGAGTGACGGACATTTGGTGGATTTGTTTGGTATGAATGTAGATTATCAGGGATTGAGGCGGAAGTCTAGGGGGTGTGTGCCAGTTTGGTGACTGTCACATCATACGGTGAGCATCCAACCATTCGCCAGCATTATCATATTGGCGAACTTTCAGCATATCAAACCGACTCACAGGTACGCTATAAACGGCACCCGAAGTCATCTTGGCAATTGCAACTCCATGCACAGGAGAGAGAATCAATGCATCAAGAGATTTACTACCAGAGCAGTTAACATTAACGAACAAGGGCAGATTGTCAAGAATCCAGTTGAACATTGAAATTTCTCAGGAACGAATGTAATTTATCAGGGATTGGGGGATTAATCAACCCCCTTTGTGCCAGTTCCTAGACTGTCACATCAGCGAGCAACAGTTTGTGAATACGGTCTGCCTCCTCTAGAACATCATCATCTAGACGGTCCCATTCCACCCAATCATAGGCAGAATAGGTCGTTTCGTATGAACCATCAGACAGCAGCGGAGCATACATCAGAACCCGGTCATTGTCAGGGTCCAGAGTATAAGTGCAACCATTAATTTGAGAGATGGCGAAAATCACGAATTCCTCAGCGATGTATGTAATATACCAGCAATCAGCGGCGTTTGATAGTTTTCTGTGCCACTTTCACAACTGGCACATCGGTATCAACCAGCGGCAGCAATTTGCCCACAATAGTATCAACGAACTGCAGCACGGTTTGAATCACCTTGCGAGTCTTTTGTGCGCCGTTGTTTTCTTTATAAGCACGAACCAAAAATTGCACAATTCCCACAACGATTGCGGCGATGGTAGCAACATTCAGAATCAGAGTATTAACGAAGGACCAGTAGAAAGAATTAGCGGTTTTCATGATAATAAATGGGGTGGGAGGGTTAGTGTAGAGAATTCCTCAACCACGAAAGTACTATAACCCCTAGCGCATGAGCTCGCAAGGGGTCTTGTGCCACTTCTCAAACTGTCACATTAATAGATGTCCCCCAATTCTTTGACGCTAGAATGCACAGATTCATCCCCTTCTAGACCTAAGATATCATTCCAATCTAGTTCTTCTAGATCTAGATCATCATAGCATTCAATATCTAGTGTTACACGTACTAGACGCTTGTTAGTGACAGGCATAAGAATCTCGTGTGATGTGTGTGAGTATTATATCATGCATAGTGGCGATATGCAAGATCTTGATAATCTTGCCCATCTCGTGCATAATCTTCATCGAGATCTAAATCATGTGTGTAATACTCGTCGAGATCTTGTCCATAATCGTTGGCGTATGTATAGTCGAGATCGTAATCGTCGTACATAAAACTCGTCGAGAACTTTGAATACTTCGTTATTATAGCATGAATCTCGACGAGTTGCAAGGCGTATCTCGACGAGTTTCATAAGAGTATATATGCAATCTCGTCGAGAATGTTAAGATATACTGATATAAGACCTTGTGATATGTCTCGACGAGATTCATGAGTCTGTGTGGGTCTCATAGTTTTTCGGGCGGCGTGGGGGTTGACAAACTGCGTGTCTTATGCTATACCTGCTTAGGTTGCTATAAGAACGACCATTTAATTATAAGAACCAGCATTTACTCACAATACTCAATTATTACACAATATTAACTTTGTTATAAAACGCTCACATATATTTTTCCACAGTTTCCACAAATCACCAAGTTTTCCACACCTTTTTCCACAATCAAAATACCATACAATACATCACATATACCATACTATATACACTATTATATCACCATACAATACATTATGTCAAGAGGAATCATCTACCTTATTCTCAACAAACAAAACGAGCACAAATACATCGGAAACACATCACTTGCAATGAATAAGGAATGGGTGAATCACATTGAACGCTCAAAGAGAATGTCTTCTGAACCCTTACATAAAGCATTTCGTGAATATGGTACTCATAACTTCATGATAAGAGAACTTGATGAATGTCATGAGAATGAAATAGAATCCAGAACAAACTACTGGATAGAGAAATATAAACCTGAATACAATACTCTCATTGAGAAACCTATCACTCCTGTACCAGTCATCAAAGAACAACCTATCTCTCCTCCTAAAAAGGTTAAAAAGAAACCACCATCACCACACCTACAACCATGGAATGAAACTACAAGAGGAGATGGTAAACACTTTGGACTAAAGATACGTGGAAAGAATTTAGAAACTGGATTATGTAAAGACTATGAATCTGCAAGAGTAGCAGCAGAGCAAGTGACAGGTAATCCGAAAAACAATTCTAACATTCTACTTGCTGCCCGTACAGGTAGAACTGCATACGGATATAAATGGCAGTTATTAGAAGAGAAGAATAAAAAGAGATCGGTATTTGGTGTCGATAAAAAGACAGGATTAATTGGTCCTCGGTGTGAGTCTATCTCAGAAGCAGTACGTTCTTTTGAAAGTGCCGATAAGAATCCGATTCTTAAGAGTCTGAAGAATCCAGGTAAGTATAGTTGGAGGGGTTTCTATTGGTTTTATGGATGAGTATCTTCAGCACCTCTTTGAATGTAATATACACATAATCCAATTGGTCCTTAAGTCTTATGTTGCTCACAGTCTCGTACTAAGAGAATAATGGAATGATTTCAGAGTCCTTGTACCCTTGTGAAAGAACATAATTCTCCCATTGAATAGCATCTTCAATCTTATAGAAAACTGCCGTTTGCTTCGATTCTTTGTTCTTTTTCTTCCTGATGTATGTGACTTGGTACTTCATCATTCCAATGCCTAACAACTCCGGCAATAATAAACAAATTTGTAATCAGATATGTAGTGAATATAAATGTGCGAATGAGAGCAATTGAATCGGACTCTTTATCACACTTGGATGCTTTCTCACCGATTGCCTTCGCCCAGAGTCTCCAGATTGTTTTCTGTTTCATGTACTGATTGCCTTGATTTGATATAAGTAAGATCTTTCCATTGGTCACGATAGCAAAGAATCAAAACATGATAATTGGAGTGAAGTGGACATCCATTTTCACATTCTTTAGGACGTATATCAGTCTCAATGGTGATGTATTCTGAGCACTTAAAATAGACCCATCCTTCGGCACCTTTTGACCATTTTACATAATCATTGACCTTTGGATTGTAACTCATAAAAATGCCGCAGTCAGAGGAGTCTGTTTTAATTGCATCGCAGTATAGGGAGTCGTGCTCTCAATCTTTACACACTTGCCGACTGTCTTAGAGTTGACAGGAGCGAAGTATTCTTTTGTCTTTGAGTTGTAGAATCCCCAGATGCTGCGAACAGAATTGCCACCATTGTAACTAAACTCATGATGATTGCGAATCCAAATTGCAATGACATTGCGCTTGAAGGATTCGCTCTCATAAGAATAACCTTGTGGTGGCAAATGTGGAAAGTCAACCATTATCAGGAACTGCCCGAAGACGATCAGGTGAAATACCTTCAGAAAGATAGTGCTCTAATCTTTGCTTTGCTTGCTCTTTGGTAAGTTTGAAATCGGTTTCTGCCATTGGTCCCCATCCAGTTGTAGAGAACCCTTCAATACGATAAAGTTTTTCCATCAGGTGATAAATGCATCGACGACTTGTGAATCTGCATCTTCAGAGAGAGCGAAGCGTACAGACTTTTGAACATTTTCCATAATTCGACTATCGTGTGAAGAGTTATAATCATCTCTCCAGTTCAGCAAAATGTCATGGCATTCATTTTCATTCTCTGCGACAACATTAATGACTCCACCATATTCAGATGAAGGAAACGGAACCCAATAATCGACAATATACAGATTTTTCATTTCAATTTGTTTTGGACTCCTTAATTTTAGTTGAATGTGAGAGATTTGTCAACTGGCGTCTTAATTCATACTGAACTGGAATCAGATGATGTGAGACAAACATTTCCCACTGATTACCCTCAAGCAGTGTCATCACATTTTCCAATTGCTCCAGAGCAAGTAGAATCTTAATGTTATTGTTCATAGAAACTCTGCAACAAAGTAATCAACAGTCAGTTCTAATTTTGCGGCAGTGTTCTCAATATATTCATCAATCAGTTCAGGAGCATCCCGCTTCAGAACATTCAGATACTGATACCAGAGAAGAGAAGGAACTTGATTCATTTGGAATAACGGCAATCGGGATGAGGTTGGGGAAGTGCGGCACATGCTTGATCATATGCCTTGAATAACTCTTTGTCACGTTTGATGAGAATACCATTCCACATCAGAATGGCAATGAACGCAAAAAAGATGCAGGTAACTTCTTTAGATTTCATCAGCAGGCACCATTCATAGGATTGACATTCTTGACTTCGGTGTTAAAGTTGGTCACTTCCCAACCCATACCAATACGCTCTTCCATCTCACTCTCAAAGTCATGAATGGTGATACACTTGGTGCTCATGGTGTCAACACCACGAAACTTCAGCACCTTGAACATAAACTGAGTGCTGTCTTTGATGGGATAGTAGTCAACAGTCATCGAAGGTTTGCCGTCGATTTGAGAGATTGCAGACAGTTGCATGGGGCGCTCCGTTGATTACCTTGTAATTATAGGTCAGAAAGACGGCACGACATCGTACCTTAGACCAGTTTGCGAAGTGTCCACCTGCTCCCAGAGGGCATGAAGTTTATCATACAGTGCCGGAACACTTCCGTAGTCTTTTGCAAGATAAATTTCGTCAATATTTTCAAGTTTTTGAAGTGCAGACAGGAGAATACCTAACTCATGTGCATTTAGATTTACACTAATTTCTACTTTTTTATTCATACACCTTTTAGAATAAGACGTTCGGACAAACACATCGTCAGTTCGGCGGATACTTGCATATCCACATCACCAAGTTTAGCATGAATTGCATCAGGAATCAATTCTGCCAGCAGTTCAAAGAACCGCTCATCATCCATAATATAATCGGCAACATCCTTAGAAAGTGCCTCGGACAGTTTGATGATTGTGTTGTTAGAGAGTGCCATAATCAGAGAGGAGTGACTTCTACAGAGCGAATGAGATTAGTGCGGTCTTGTGCTAGGTAATCATCAGCAATCTTACCACAGGATGAACGTGAGCGAACAAACCTTTCCTCAAATAGTTTCCCATTCTCATCAAAATCCCAATACTCAATCACCATGCGATAGTTCTTCATTTGGAGAGTTGCAGATTGTACTTGGAAATCAGAAGGTCACGGACAAGTTCACGATCAATACTATCACCACAGAACTCTTCACCTTTGATTTTAAGAATGCGAATCAGGTCCTGAGTTGCCTTGCGAACAAGAGTCAGAGTAGCACCCATCGGATAGATGCCATCCTTGCCGTAGAAAGAAAGAACGTAATCGTAGAATTCAGTCATTTCAGTTACCTTCAGCGATGTCGTTGAGAATGCGGCGGGCAAACTTCATAAAGTCGTATGAAGTTACAGTTTCAGTTTTACCGTGATCGAAGCAATAACCATCAAGCAGTTCGGATTGATTGTAGGTGTTGACAATCAGCAGGCAGGCATCATACAGTGCTGCCTGGTGCTCCTCTTTAGAACGAAACTGAATGGCGTTGTAGGAGGGGAGAGTCACGGTCGGGGTTCCGTTGATTACCTTGTAATTATACTGCCTGCATCAGGCGGTTCGGGAAGTAGTGTGCCACCTCTTGGACTGGCACACCCTCTTTCTCCTGTAGGTACTCCAGATATAGTGTCTCTTCCTGTTCCCGTGCCTCTATTTCGTGTGGTTGATGCCAATACTCATAATTTTCAACGGGTTCTTTAGAATAACACAATTTCCCGTAACGCATCCGCAGCGAACCTGCCACCCATTGCCGCAGATGAGTCAGTTCGTGCAAAAGAGTTTGTATATACAACTCTTTGGGCATATGAGTGTCAAGTTCAATCAGGAACTCACGGGGGCGTTGAGTCTCTCCAGATACATCACAATATCCATAAGCACCCTCACGCTTCAGACCACGATGTAGGATTTCCACATCAATCTTATGGCGTGGAAGAAACTTATTCAGAAACCAAAAGGTAACGTCCTCACAGAGGCGTTTAGAATAACCGTATCCAGAATACGTGACGTAAGACATTGACCCCAGTGCAAAAACCAAATGAACGAAGAAACAAAAATAAGTTTGTCTTTAGCAGTCATAATCAGCAGACGAATGCAAGTCCTCCAAGTGATGCTCCAAGTGCAGTTGCCCAACCACGATTATTACGATTGTTGGGAGTGCTAGTCATAGATCGTCCGATTGCTCCACCTAAAACAGCACCAAGAAGAGTTCTGGTTGGATTGCAGTTAGGATTTGTTGCCCGACCATAATAACCATTTCCTCCACCATAGTACCCCTGATTACCATTCCAACTACCACCAGAAACCTGATTGCAAGGAACATTATAGGATTGAGTCTGTACTCCACCCGGATAGTAATTCCCGTACTCATCATAACCTCCGGGAACATATACTTCCTGATATTGAGTACAGACTCCAAACTGATTCACTTGCTGTGCCATCACAGGCATCGGAGCAAACAGAAGTGCAGAGAGTAGAAAAAGTTTTTTCATTTTGCGTAAAGATAAGAACCGCTCCAATCGGCATTCTCAAACAACCATTCACGCTGCTCAATGATGCGAAGGTCATAACGAACACCTTTGGCAGGAGATTTCCAACTGGCAGACTTATAAACTTCACCAGTCTTCTTATCTATAAAGGCGTGAACCGAACGAGAACCATTCGCATTCATAATGATTTTGTGATACTTCTTACCAGACTCAAAGGTGAAATCATAATCACACTTACCATTCCGCAAATCCTGAATGCAGGCAATATGATAGTGGGCATTCTCACCCAGTTCTACACCACGCTTGTGAGACCGAATGCTATAATCAATGTAGTTCTGACGCAGTGCTTCACACAGTTGCCAACAATACTTGACAACGTTCAGTTGGATGGTATTCTGTGCATCACGTTGAGCACAGAAGTCACTGAAGTCCTTGGTGAGAAAAGCAGAAGTCATCGGGTTTGTTGCTTATGAATGTATTATAGGGCATCCAGAGGGGTCTGGGATGCCCTGTGTGCCAGTTGTCAGAGTGTCACACCGCAAGTGCTCCTTTGGGGATTTCAACGATTTCAGGCAGTTTGTCATCTTCAAACTGATTCATATTGTAGCACACCCATTCACCATTGCGGAAGAGATAAGCATACTCTTCACCATCACAAAGGTATTCACCAATGTTGTTATCAAGGCGAGGAGGACAATCTTCGCCACGCTGAGAGTAATACATCGGACCGTACTTCTTCACGGTGCAATCATCATTCGCATCACGTTTTGCGTCCCAAACTTCATCAGTCCAGCAGCAGGACATATCACCACCGTCAATCAGTTCGGCAACAGCATCTTTGCTGTTGTAATGAGTGTTCAGAATACGACCCAACCATTCAGGATAACCATCCCAGTGATGATAGGCAGAGAGAACAGAACCGTCAGAGAGTTCAAGACCAATGCGAGAGCGGGTTGCCATTGAGGGCGTTTGTTGATTACCCACATATTATAAGGGGTCCCCAGTGCCCTGAGAACCCCCTGTGTACCAGTTTCAAGACTGCCACACGGCAATCAATTCATTTGCTTTCTTCCTGCTAGAACCTTTTGCCGATATGGTTCTTGTAACCTGAATCGGATAGATTTTTGCATTTTTATAAAGTTCTCGTGTCACAGGAACATCATGATTTGATACTATGACTTTGATACCCTTTGATGCAAGAGATTCTGCTAATTCTGATAGATGAACTTGTTGCTCATGAGTGAATCCATCTGTAGCATAACTTGTGAAGTTTGCTGTATCAGACGCAGGAACATATGGAGGATCAAAATAAACAACATCTCCTGCCTCCAAATCTTCATAGAGTGAAGAATCTTCAAATGAAAGAGAAGTAAATCTCACCATTTCTTTGGCAAGAAAAAACATACGAAAATTCATCATTTCTGCGGATGGGCAAGATGGTTTGTCATACTTACCAAAAGGAACATTGAACATTCCTTTACTATTATATCTTGACAAACCATTGAAGCAATGGCGATTTAAGTAAATAAACAATCTTGCTCTTTCTAGAGAAGATGTTGCATTATTAAAATGATTTCTTAAATCTAGATATGCTTCCTTTACATTATTCTCGACGGTAAATAACTCCTCACAATACTTGATAAAACTATCATCATTTGCATTTACAAGATTCTTATAAATCTCGACGAGATCTTTATTGACATCATTAAGAATAAATTGCTCTGCCGTAGTATTCAATGCAACAGAAAGACTACCACCAAATGGTTCACAATAACGTTTGGGATAACCAATATGTGGAATAAGGTGGGGCAGGACCCTATATTTGTTTCCTGCCCACTTCAAAAATGGTTTGTTCATTTGGTAGGGTCTTTCAATCCGTATTTGTCAATAGTTTCATCAGGAATACACTGAGGATTTGCTGTTGAAGAAAGAGCATTATAACTCTTTATGATTCTCCTGGCAATCAAAACATCAGTTTGTGAACCAGAAATACCTTCATACCAAACTTTTGGTTTAGACTTGGACATTTCAAGAGAAACAAAACTCAGAACTTTATCTTTTCGTCCATTGATATCGACACTTGCAGCATCCAAGAACTTAATGAGTGCAGAAAGTCCGTAAACAATGTCGCCACGAACTTCACCCTTTTTCCAAACCTTATCAAGGTCTTTTGCATATGCAACTGCTCTCATTACAGTTGCAAGTTCATAATTCTTTACTGCTTGTCTCCACTGATATTCACCATTTAGTTGGTGTCCTTCAATATCACCAAGACTATCAACATATAGACCACAGGCAGAAAGATTGTTATTGTATTCGATTGCTTCAGGCAATCCAAATACATATCCTGCCCTCATTTTGTCAACATGACCTGGATTTTTACGTTTTGCATTTTGTGCGTGGAAAATTTCTGCTTCAATTTTCTCACAATCAGAGTCATTTCTGGTTTTGGGGTGCTCAAGTACCATACAAGGAACTTTATCAACGCAACCACTCCACATTGCCATCACTGCTTTATGCTGCCCATCAATCACAACATGAGTTCCATTTGGACGAGCAGCAACAATCAGTGGTACAAAAAACCACTTATTGAATTGTCCGTAAGTATTGATGTCTCCGCAAGAAAGATCTCTCTGATAGGTATCGGGAACTATTAACATACGAACTTCTAGTTCTTTATACACTAGAAACTCGTTAATACTACCAGGACGAAATTTTGTTGCTTTAGACTTAAATTTTTGTGCAAGTTGCACAAGAGGAATGTAATTTTTCATTTGTAACTCCTAAAAGGAAAGGGATTCGTAGTTTAACGACAAATTGCGGTCTAGGTTATATATAACAAAAAAATGGTTATTTGTCAAGTATCAAACATTCTGCATTCAACTGCATCGGGATTAGCGTCACAAAATAATTCTAATGTAGTTGGGTCATGGTCATCATCTGGATGATTTTCATGATATACCTTAAGAGATTCCAATTCATCTTCTATGTGCCTTCTTGACTGAGATGATATTGTCGGATCTCTTAAAATGTCTTCATTTTTTTGAATATGTTGTTGAATGTTGTCCATTTGGATACAAAAATGGTTATAATATTTATTTTACTAGATTTTGATTGGAGAATCACCTTTCCCCAATAATGAACGAACTAAAAGTTCTGTAAACAACTCCATTTTTTCAGGTGAAACAGTTTGTGGGGAGTAATTAATTGCTTCTCTAAGAGCATTTAGTTCATTCCATTCTTCAGTGTTTAGGTATTCTGTTCCAGTTCTTGAATGAGTCATCTTGAATTGCTTGTGTTATGTCAGCACTTTAACACATTCCTCCATATACTATGTAGAAACTTAATTATTTCTTCGGGATCAGTTAAAGGAACTTAACAATATTATTCATCTTTATGAAAGAAGTTTCCAAAAAATCCAGAGTCTCCTGGTTTTCTATTCTCCAATTTGTCTAAAAGTGCATCAGTATGAATAAGAGTATCAATACGTGAAATCATATCTGCAACCACACTGCAAACCATCGGTCTTTCTTGCCTTGCTGCATATGCCAGAGCATTTCTTAATGCTTGTTCTGCGTCTTTTAAACTTGCTTCTACTGATTCAGAAAGTGCCATAATTAATTTGTTTTTTTGAGTAAGTAAGAACCGTCACCATTATCCAACCATTCTATTTTATCACCTTCTTTAAGGTTTGCTGCTTCTAACAGGTCATCGGGAAAATTAACATAATAAATTGGTTCTGCATCCCCTGCAGCATCATCCATTTGAACTGGAAGTTGCCACTTTACAACCTTATCTTCTACCTCTTCAGGATAGTAGTTTTCTTCCCAAAAGTCATTCCACGATTTCTGACATTTTTCTGAGGTATCATCCCTATCACACTTATATTTGGTCTTATCCGCAACATAGTCATCATATGCTTGAATGTGTCCTTTACCATTACCATTTAAAAGTGCCAGGAGTTCATAAGATTTTTCAGTATGATGTTTAAAGTAATGGTATTGCTCTTCAACAACACCTTTAATTACATCATAAATTTCTTGTGGTGATACGTCTGCAGAAGAAACAACATCATTCACCCAGTTTTCAAGTTGTTCAAGCGAGTACTTCTTATAGTCAAAGTCCATTATTAAAGTCCTTGATTGCTTGTTCCATTATAACCTGAATCTCTTTACTCGTCAAGTTGTTCATCCACGACCAGTTAGGATCTTCTTTATCCCAGTCCATCGTAAATGAACCATCGGCATTTTGAGAAATCTTGAGGGTATCAATCCCTTGGTTTGGGTTTATTGCACTCATTGCAGTAATATGAATAACCGTATTTAAATGATTTTACTACTTGATAATGGTCTCTGTCAAGTGGTTTTTCTTCATTACATTTAGAACAAACTCTAGTTTGGGACGTAATCTCCATCCCAGTCACTTCTTTCTTTCTTACGGAGTTTTTTAAGCTCACGATAAAGTTCTTTGATTTGCTGATAAGCGTCTTCTGGAGAGATTTTATCCGCAATTTCAAGACCTGCAATGAGGGCGACTTTATCTCCAAAACGAGCAAGGGCTCGTTCAAATTCTGTGAGGGTTTCATACATCGTCGTCTTTCAACCATTTTTCAGCAGTCAAAATATCTATACGAGCATCAACTGCATCTAAACTGTTTGATAGTTCATATAGAACATTAGTTGTTTCAATATTCTCCTCTTCCAATCTTTTCACATCTAAAAGAAGAGCATTATATTTTTCCTCCAGTTCAAATAACTTGGAGTAAACATCAATATGATTCTCCACAATTGGTTTCTTTGTATCTGAAAAAAACCATTTTACAAAACGTATCATAAAACACCTACAGATTTAAGATAACGACGATATGCATAAAACCTTCCTACACTTGGTTGTCTTGGAACTTCTAACTGATGACAAATTTCACTGTACATTAGGAACTCATACCAAGGAGTTGTAGGATCTAAAACATGATATGGATAATCAGAGTTTTCCACCTACCTGACCTTCATAAGATTTGGATTCAGAGAAACCTTCCTGCCGTCCTTTAAGATAAAAACGAGTTGCTTCAATACACAAATGTTCATTGATAGATGTAATAAGTGGTTTATCGTCTTTATCATAAGAATCCCAAGTTCCCCAACGTTGTTGCTTCACATAAAAAGCATCATCAATCAATGTTTTTTCCATTTTTCAAATCAGGATGAGGAGCATAAAGAGGTCCTTGATAATTACCAGCAAATTTATGATAGTCTTTGATTGCTTTTACAACTTCTGGAGTTTCATCCCACTCCCAGATAGTTCCATCCTTTTGAGTATAAGTGCGAGTAGTCATTTTTTGTTCTTGTAAATAATTTGGTAATCTTTTTTCTTGAACTTGTTACGAGCAATATATTTTTGAACATGTTCCTCACATTGAAAGAAACATGTTTTAGTATCTTTCATGTCTTTCCCATCTTTATGAAGGATTTTAATTGGAAATCCATCTCCATGAGGAAATTCCTCTTTTGTCGATTTTATCATCAATGAATCACTGAAAGATTACCTTCGTATCATACCATGCCAGAGTTCACACGTCAATCATATGTTTCAAAATTGGGCAGTTCGCTTGCAGAAAAATCCTGTTCAATTCCCAAATTGAAATCAAATGGTAGATCAAATGAATCTTTTGGATAGTCATCATAGTATTCATTTGGAATGTCATCTTGATGCCAGTTATTTCCTGGATTTTCTTCTACAAATCTATCAACATAATCTGCAATTGGAGTTTGATCATTTTCAGCGTTGTTGTTAGATCTTGAATTACCTGGAGCATCTTGGTCTCCATTACCAAATCCGTTGTTCTCTCCTTTGCCAGAATCATTTCCTCCATTTCCTCCATCACCATTATCATTTTTAGGAGCGTTATTTTGTCCCCCATCGTTCTTTGAATCTCCTGGTGGTTGGTTTGTTTCTGGGTCTTCTCCGTCTTGATGATTTCCTTTGCCAGGATTGTCTGATGCTCCAGTTTCACCATCCCAAGGTGAGTTACCTACTTCTTTATCATTACCAGGATTTCCTTTGCCAGGACCTTCAGGGTCTGGTTCCTCAGGGTCCTCTGGGTCTTCAGGGTCTGGTTCCTCTGGGTCTTCAGGGTCTGGTTCCTCTGGGTCTTCAGGGTCCTCTGGGTCTTCAGGGTCCTCTGGGTCTTCAGGGTCCTCTGGGTCTTCAGGGTCTGGTTCCTCTGGGTCTTCAGGGTCCTCTGGGTCCTCTGGGTCTTCAGGGTCTGGTTCCTCTGGGTCTAATGGTGATGGTTGTTCTTCTCCACTATCATCAATAGGATTATCGATGTTGCTATCAGTAACACTATCAGACTCAAATATCCCATTAGTGCTAGTGTCAACATCAGGTGCTCCAAGAACTTTAGTAGGGGTAACTTTTGAGGTATTAACTTCTTCCCCTGAGGGATTATTTCTCAAGATTACATCACCACTTGAATATCCAAGAGATTCTATTGAGTTACCATCATCAATACTTTGTGTAACATCAACCTCACCAACGACTGTTTCTGGAGATAACTCAACTTGTGTATTATCTACACCTTCACCAAATGGAGTATTACCACCAGGAAAGCGGGCAGTAGCAGAAGGATCATGTTCAGTGATATCTTGTGCTTGTTGATTTGTACGTTGAGTTTCCTCAAGAATTATATTTTCTTCCATGATAAATTCTCCGGTTGATGATGCTAATATTTAGGTTTTTCTGTATCAAACTCCATCCACTTGGCAATTCCAAGACACATTAAAAGTGTCTCATGCTCTCTCAGTTCTCTTTCCATTCCACGATACATATAACGTCGTCGATAAGCACAGTTCCAAACGTTATTATAAATTTTTTTCTTTTCTGATTGATTCATTTTTCACAATGCAAAAAATATTTGTATTCTGAAAATTGATTATAGTTCCAACGTACCACATCACATCCTTTATATTTGTCAACCACCGTGAAGTTTGATTCTGGTTCCGGTGGTTTATCTTCAGTCGTGAAGATATAAAATCCACTAACAATCACCACACCAATCACAAGACCGGACAACACGGCACGATAATAATCAAGTTTGCTCATAGTCATCATCCCAAGGTGCTTTACGATTCATAAGGTCAATCAGTCCCTGACTAGGTTTAGGTGGACTTTCAATCATTTCCACCAGTTTATCATAATCTTCGGCAGAAAGCAAGATTTTCTCAGGTTCTTGTGATAATCTCAACTTACGCTCTGGACTGATGATTAGATTATATGGGTCATCATATGGATAGATGTACTCTTGAAACCATCCAATACTTAATGATTCCCAGAAATCACCATAACCCCATTCATCACCGTCATCATAACAGTCAAGAATATACAGGACATTACGGAAACCATCAAGAAAATCTTCCCATTTTGATTGAGTTTGAAATCTCATTTTCCTTCAATCACATCAAGTTTTTCGTGAATAAAATCAGTAATATCAATAGTATTTGCATCCACACCTTCTTCTTGGCAGTCAAGAATAAACTCCATAAATGCACTAAGAATAAGACAAGTGCGGCGATGGTCGTGTTCTGTGATGGTAGTATGAGGAGAAGCAACATACTTCACCACATAATCGTAGAGTTGATCGTAAGTCATGGCGTTTCATCGCTCCAGTAGTATCTCAGTTTATCACCATCTGCAGAAAT